TCCATATTATTTTGATGTTGAAGAAGTACTAGATTTTTATGAATGGGCAAGATTATTTAAACATAGAACAGGAATAGTTAAAGGTCAAAGAATAGAGTTAATACCATGGCAATTATTTATTGCAGGAAATTTATTTGGATGGAAAGATAAAAAAACAAATTTCAGAAGATATAAAAAAGCTTTTATAAGTGTTGGTAGAAAAAATGCTAAATCAGAACTATTAAGTTTGATAGCTACTTATGAATGCTTTATAACTGATGATAATAGTGAAGTATATCTAACAGGTTGGAATCGCGATGGTTCAGATATTGTCTATAGAGAAATAACATATCATTTAGAACATCCGTATGAGAAAGGTTTCTTTAAAGGAAAATATAAAACAAGCTATGGGCAAGTAACACATTTAAAAAGTGGTTCATTTATAAAACCTTTATCAAGAGAAGCTAAAAATACAGATAATGCTAACAATCCAAGTTTAGCTGTTGTTGATGAATATAAGGATCATTTAACATCAGAGATTTATGATAATTTAAATACTGGTATGACTAGACCTAATGCTCTTATAGTTATTATAAGTACTGCTGGAACAAATATTAATTGTCCCATGATGTTTGAATATAAATATGTAACAAAAGTACTTGATCCTGATATAAAAGATGTAGAAAATGAAGAATACTTTATTATGATATGTGAGTTAGATAAAGAAGATGATATTAAAGATGAGAAAGTATGGCCAAAAGCTAATCCTATTGTAACATCAACAGAGTTTGGGGTTAATAAACTTAGAGGAGAATTAAAAGCTGCACTTGATGCACCAGAAAAAATGAGAATATTTAAGACAAAAAATATGAATATATGGTGTGACGAAAGAGAAGATGGCTATATGAATATGTCTAAGTGGGAAAGTGCAGAAGAGGATTTTTCTTTTGAAGATTTTAGAGGAGAACCTTGTGTAATGGGAGTTGACTTAAGTACAAAATTAGATTTAACATCAATAGCATTTGAGTTTTATAGAGATGGAATTTATTATACTTATCAACATTCATGGTTGCCTGATGAAACATATCAAAGAAGATTAAGAGAGGGAAAGTATAGATTTGATTTATGGGTTGAAGAAGAAAATTTAACTATTTGTCCAGGAGCAACAATAGATTATGGTTATGTAAAAGAGTATTTTCAAAAAATAGAGAAGGAATTTGATATAAAAATATTAGAGATTCCTTATGATCCTATGAATGCAACTCAATTTATTCAAGATTTGGAATTTGAAGGCTATACATGTGTTGAAGTTAGACAAGGACCCTTTACATTAAATGAACCAACAAAGGATTATAGAGATCAACTATACGAAGGTAAGGTTAAGCACTCAAAAGATGGATTATATTCATGGTCAGCTAGTAATGCAGTTGCAACTCAACATAAACAAGAGTATATAATGCTAGATAAAAAGAAATCAGCAGAAAAAATTGACCCTATGGTTGCTACTGTTAATGCTCATTATAGAGGAACAAAAGTATTAAAAAATGCAGATATAGACATATTTTATGCACCTTAAAATTTGAAAGGAGGGGATAAAATTGGGGATATTAAAAAATATTATAAGTTTTTTTAAAACACCTTATAGAAGCACAATCACTAAAGATTTTAGGTGGTTTTCTTTTTTTAACAAAGATTTAGCTACAAATGAAACTATTTTTAGTGCTATAAGTATGCTTAGTAATGCAATTGCTAGTGCACCTATTGGAGTTTATAAAGATTATGAGAAACTAAAACCGTATGAAAGTGATTTAGCTAGGTTATTTGAATATGGACCTAATAATTTTCAAAGTACATTTCAATTTATTAGGTTAATGGAAACATTAAGAAATACTAAAGGAGCTGCTTATGCTATAAAAGAGTATGGTTATATGGGAGCGATTGAAAGGTTATGGGTTCTAAATCCTGACTTTGTAATTCCTATATTAGAAAGTGAGAGTAAGGAACTTTACTATGAGGTAAGAAATGGTGGTAATTCTGTATATGTTCATAGTAATCATATAATAGCAGTAAATCATATAACATCAAACGGTTATACACCTATAAGTCCTTTAGATGTACTAAGAAATACCATAGATTATGATAGAGAAATTAAAGAATTTAGCTTAAATCAAATGAAAAATGGTTTAAAAGCAAACATAGTAATTAAGCTACAAACAAAATTATCAGAGCCAGCATTAAAGGAATATAATGCAATGATGGATAAATTTAAAGAGAATGGTGTTTTGTATGTTGATAGTGGAAAAGAGTTTCAAGAGCTTAAAAATAATACATTTATAGACCCAAATGTAGCTGCAATAGAGGAAATTACAGTAGAAAGAGTGGAAAGAGTATATAATATGCCTGGAAAATTAACAGGAAAAGCTACAAATGTAGAAGATTTATTGTATATAAAAGATACTGTATTACCTATAGTAAGAATGTATGAACAGGAATTTACTAAAAAGTGTATTTCAACAAATCAGCGAGAAATAGGTGAAAGAGTAAAGCTATCTCTTAATGGATTTGCTAGAGCAGATATGAAAACAAGAGGAGAATTTTATTTTAAAGGTATTCGTTCAAGCTGGTTTTCTTCTAATGATATAAGAGCATTAGAAGATATGCCACCAATAAAAGGTGGAGATGTATATTATGTTAGTAAAGATTTAATTCCTATAGATATGGTTAGGGATTTAAATACTAAAAATAATTAATAATTGAAAGGAGGTGATAAAGATGGCAGAGAAAAAATATTGGGAGTTCAAAGCAAAAGCTAATGATCCAACAGAAGCAGATTTATATTTATATATTGAAATTGCATCATGGGGAGGAGGTTATTGTGCCCATTCAGCACAAAGCTTTAAGAGTGAATTAGATGCATTAGGAGATATAAATGTATTAAATGTATATATTAATTCACCTGGAGGAGATGTTTTTGAAGGAAATAGCATATATAATATGCTTAAAAGAAAAGCAAAAGAATGTGAAATTAATATGTATGTAGATGGAATGGCTGCAAGTATAGCAAGTGTAATTTTAATGGCAGGAACAAAGATAAGTATTCCTAAAAATGCTATGGTGATGATACACAAAGCTAGAGGTGGTTGTTTTGGAGATGAAGAAGAACATAGAAATTGTGCTAATCTTATAGAAAAGATTAATAATAATATGAAACAAGTTTATTTAGATAGATCTAATGGTAAATTAGATGAAGAAACTTTAAATACTTGGTTATCTAATGGAGATACATGGTTATCAGCACAAGAATGTTTTGATTATGGTCTTTGTGATGAAATAACTGATGAAATTCAATTAGTCGCTAAATATGACACGAAAGTCTTAGAACAATATAAGAATGTTCCAAAGGCTTTTTTTAATGCAAAAAATAAAACCAAAATGCCTAAAAGTGATGAAAAACCTTATATGGATGAAGAAACTAGGGCTTTAATAGAAAGAGTAAATAATAAAACTAAAATGTGGAACTTAGAATAATGGAGGAATTAATAAATGAATAGATTTCAAATACAACAAATGTTAGATGGTGTAAGAGCAACTTTAAAAAGTGAAAATGAAAAATTAAATGCAATGTATATGGATAGTAAATCTACGGTAGAAGCAAGAAATAATCAAGTAGCAGTAGTAAAAGATTTAGAGGAAAGAGAAAAGGGTATTGCAGCTCAATTAAAGAAGTTTGATGATGATGCAGCAGCTAAATTACAAACACAAAAAGATCCTAAAGCTATGTCAGAAAGAGATAAAGCAATTGAAAATAAAGCAGAAGTAATAAGAAATGTTATGAACGGTAATAAAGATGGTGCTTCAAATGCTATTAAATCATTAGGTGGAAGATATACAGTAAATGCTTTATCAACTAATAGTTCAACTGGGAATGGTGGAGGAAGTTTCATTCCTAAAACAACATCAGCAGATATAATAACTGAACCAGTATATGAGAATGATTTAAGAGCTCATATACTTGTAACAAGTGAATCAAATTTAGAAGTACCAAGATTATTATTTTCATGTGATGATGATGAATTTGTACTTGATGAAGATACAGCTAAAGAAGTAAAAGCAAAAGGTGATACTGTAGAGTTTGGAAGAAATAAAAGTAAATTAAAAGTAAATGTATCTGAAACTGTGTTATTAGGTAGTAATGCTAATCTAGTTGCTACTGTAGATTCAGGATTAGAAGGTGCAGCTGCATACAAAGAAGTTAAAATGATGTTTAGTAAGGCTGATGATGCAAACAAGCATATGTCATTTTATGAAAAAGAATTATCTGAATATACAATAAAGAAAGTAGAAGGTTCTTCAAAGTATTTAGCTATAAAAAAAGCTATAGCAGATCTACCTAAAATGTATAGAAAAAATGCTAAGATAATAATGAGTTATATGGATTATTTAGATATAATCGAAACATTAGCTAATGGAAATGCAACTTTATATACTGCACAACCAGAACAAATATTAGGTAAGCCAGTTGTGTTTATGGATGAAGCAGAAATTCCAGTTGTAGGAGATTTAAAGTATTTACAAATTAATTATCATCCAGAAACTTTATATGATAGAGATAAAGATGTAGATTCTGGAATGGAGAAATTTGTACTTACAAATTGGTATGATATACAATTTAGATTAAGAAGTGCATTTAGATTAGCAGTAACACCCTAGCATTCCCCCACAAGATGGGGGTTCCAAGGTTGGGATTGCCAAAGTAGGTGAAGCAAAGGTAGGAAGGAGAGAATAGAATATGGCATATGAAAAACAAACATGGGTTGATGGAGAAATAATAACAAAAGCAAAATTAGATCATATAGAAGAAGGAATTGAAAAGATAGAGTTAACGCCAGGGCCTAAAGGGGAGCCAGGAAAACAAGGAACAGCAGGAGAAAATGGTTTAGGATGGTTATTAGGAACTAATATTCCTAATTCTGAAGGTAGAGACGGAGATTTGTACTTAAAAATAGATAATTTTGATGTCTATAAAAAAGTTAGTGGAAGTTGGCAGAAGATAGGAAATATAAAGGGCGCGCAAGGGCCACAAGGGCCTAAAGGAGCAGATGCAGTAATTAATAAGTTGAACAAAGTAGATGCTCTAGCTGGTGGGGCAGACGCTGCTACAATAGTAACTGCATTTAATAACTTAATTGCAGATTTAAAAGCAAAAGGATTTATGAATGAAGCATAGAGAGTACTTAGATACTCTCTTTTATTTTATATTATAGGAGTGGTATCATGATTGAACTAAGTGAAATGAAAGAATGGTTAAGAATATTTCATGATGAAGATGATAATTTAGTGGAGAGTTTAATATTAAGTAGTATTCCAATAATAAAAAGTGCTACAGGTATTACTAAAGAATATATTCAATCTTGTAATGATGAAATACTTAGAGATTTATATAAAATGGTTCAAAGGATACTTATTACTGATTTATATAATGAGAGAGATACAGAAAATAAAGCATTAACTTCATATTATATTCAATTAGAATTAACATACAAGGAATTATTAAATAATGAAAATAGATAAGTTTGAAATTAAGGGACATGAATTTAAGTATCCAATAACTATAGAACGCTATCAAAAAAATAAGGATGATGATAATAGACTTGTTGAACAATGGACAAAATTATGTAATACAAGAGCTAAAATTTTATGGACTAGAGGGAGTCAGTATAATGAATCTTATGGTACTAACAGTGAAATTGAAGCTACTTTTTATATTATGTTTAATCATAAGAATATTACTCCTAAGGATAGATTAGTATATAAAAATCAAGCTTATGATATTATCTATGTAAATAATGTTCAAGAAGCTAGTAAATACTATGAAATTAAAGCTAAGAAGGTAAATTAAATGTCTGTAGAATTAAGTGGATTTGATGAACTAATAAGTGACTTAAATAATTTAGGTGCAATAGGCAATAAAATAGGTAGAAAAGCGGTTGAAGAAGGTGCAAAAATAGTCCTGGAACAACAGAAAAAAGATGCACCAAGAAGTGATGACAATGACCATGGAGCAGATAAACTTGATATAACAGAAATCAAGAAATATGCTAAAAGTGGCACTGTGGTTGGTAGAGTTGGTATTTCATCTTACAACTGGGAGTTCACGAAAGGATTATATTTTAATCATTATGGATTTGAGCATTATAAGTCAGGGAAAATGGTAGATGTTCATGTTGGATGGATGAATGATAGTTTTAAAAAATGTAAAGATAAAGCAGCTAAAATAATGATAGATATTGCTAGTAAAGAAATAGATAAAATCCTGAAATAGGTGATTATATGAAAGAAGTAATAAAAAAACTAGAAAGTGAGTTAGGTATTCCTTTTTACTATGTAAGTAGAGAAGATGGGCAAGTTCCGGTAGTAATTTATAATTATAAAAAAGAGTTAAATATTTCAGATATGAAAAAGGAGTCAGCTAGTTATGACTTCTATTTTAT